CAGGTGCAAAGCTTGGCAGCTTCACATCTATGTAAGCGCTCAAATCGGAAAGCAGACTTGAGTAAAGAGCATCAGCGTTAACACGCATGGTGTCCACTCCTTCGCAACATGGTGAAGGTCGAATGACCTAAGGCATTGTCTCGACAGAGCTAGTAACTAGCTCTGTTTCGTTACTTTATGCTTTTGAGCATAAGTGATACGAACTGCATCAATAGGCCGCCCATTACGGACGACGACGATACAGGAGACGCGAGCGCTAAGCCGCACAGGCCGCCTATTACTAGGTAGCTTGAGGGTTTCACGTCGCATGGCACTACAGTACGCCATTAATTGCCAAATCACCCATACCAGCAGATTGCTGCTGGAGTACGCCGATCATGGCACTGTACGCCGCCCGAATATTGGACGGATCGGCAGTGTCAGAGCCCGCAGGGATATCACCAGTCAGGGTAAGATTCATAACCTTGAACGGCTGTCCGGCCAAAGGCAAAACGCCTTTGCGGACGATAACCTTGAAGGTGTTGGTCGGAATGTTGCTCACGACGCCAGTCACAGGATTCGGTGTGCCGATAACTTTCGGCGAAGCCGGTCGAGTGAAATTAATCGTGAAAGGACACGCAATCGAGTGAGCTACGACGCCGGCCTGGGTACCACCCAGAGCGGTCACCGCAACTTGCTCGCCGGGGTTCCCCGGAGGTGCCACGTCTGCAGTAACGGTGTAAGTCGGGGAAGTAAATCCCGTCTGAGCACCGCCAGTGATCGGTGTCGTCACATTGATGGCCACGGATATAATCCTTCGAGTTGATAAAACTATGGAGGAACCTTATAAGCAGGTGCCAATTACGCGGAAAGTTAGCGTAGCGGGCGAGACCCTGCAATCTGTGCGACCAGAGCAGTGACATTACACCACTTTCTGGAGGACAAACCGGGTATACGGAAATTCCAACCCGGATAAGGAATGGTTGTTGCAGTGCGATGTTTCCACACTCTTTTGGAAATACCGGCTCCACCACCAGGCACGACATCGTACCCGTTAGGCGCGGCAGCTGCCGACACATACGCCGCTGAAGTTCTGGTCTCCAAAGAAACTTGGGTACCTTGGTTCAGCCACGCAAGGTCGACAAAAGCGAGCTTGGCGGAATCGAGCATTTCTCCAACATTGACAAAATAGTCAACGAGAAATGACCACGGGACTGCTTCCCAAACAGCGGGCACAATATCGGTAAAACCAACACCGAAATTCTGTGCTATTTGAGGCCAGCCCGTAGGGGTTGCCCTTAGAGCACCGTAGTACTTAACGCGGGACCGAGAAATACGATCCTCGTCGTACACGGCATAAGGGCATTTCGGAACACCCGTATGTGCGGACACATGGAGCATTCCTTCCGCGACCCCAGAACCAGAAATGGCC